GTCAGGTTTTGCTTCTTGACTTTTTCAATCGGGAGGTTTCGTTATGCCGTTAAACAAGGAAACAACAATTTATAATGCTGCCGGATATTTGCGTCTGTCCAAAGAGGACGGCGATAAAACGGAAAGCGACAGCATTTCCAATCAAAGAGATTTAATAGCCAATTTTGTAAAGTCAACGCCTGAAATCCACCTCTGTTCGGAACGAATAGATGATGGATTTAGTGGCGTTGACTTTAATCGTCCTGCCTTCAATTTGATGATGGAGGACGTAAAAGCCGGACGGATCAACTGTATCATTGTCAAAGACCTGTCCCGTTTCGGCAGGAACTACATCGAGGCAGGCCGGTATATTGAGCGGATTTTTCCGTTTTTGGGTGTGCGCTTCATTGCCATCAACGACGGCTATGACAGCGCAAAGGAAAGAACACAGTCAGACGAAATCATTATTCCTTTTAAAAACCTCGTCAACGATGCGTATTGCAGGGACATTTCCGTTAAAATCAGGAGCCAGCTTGATATAAAGCGTAAAAAGGGCGAATTCATCGGCTCCTTTGCCGTATACGGTTATTTGAAGTCGGAAGAAAATAAAAATCAATTGGTCATTGACCCCTATGCCGCAAAGATTGTGCGGGATATTTTTGCTTGGAAGCTGGAGGGATTAAGCCAGCAAGGGATCGCCGACCGACTCAATGAAATCAGTGAGCCGTCCCCTATGGAATACAAGCGGTTATCGGGGCTGAATTTTGCTACCAGTTTTCAGGTAAAGCCCACGGCAAAATGGACTGCCGTGGCGATTGGGCGGATATTGAAAAACCCCATCTATGCAGGGCATCTTGTGCAGGGAAAGGAAAGCACCCCCAACTACAAAATCAAACAGCGGGTGCTGAAGCCGGAGGATAAATGGATTCGGGTGGAAAACACTCATGAGCCGATTATTTCGCAGGAGGTGTTTGATACGGTGAATCGTGTGCTTGCACAGGACACCCGTCTCGCACCGAACGAGGAAACGGTTTACCCATTCTCCGGCTTGATTTTCTGTGCAGACTGCAAGAGCGGCATGGTACGGAAGATCGTACCCGCAGGCGGTAAGCGTTACACCTATTATTATTGCTCAAAGAATAAGGCCGGGGACGGCTGCACCACCCACTGCATCAGTGAGCGGATACTGGAAAAGGCAGTCCTGCAAGCACTTCAAAATCATATCGCTTCGATTCTGGATATAGAGCAGATTATCTCGTTTATCGACACACTTCCCATGCAGCAGGAGGAAATCAGAAAGATTGATACCCAGCTTCTGATGAAGCAGGAGGAAATCGAAAAGTATAAAAACCTCAAAGTGTCTATTTATGAGGACTTGAAAAGCGGTGTGATTGATGCAGAGGAATACAGGGAGTTCAAGGGCATCTACGGAAAAAAGTGTGTGGAAGCACAGCAAGCCGCCGAACGGCTGGAACAGGATAGAAATACGATTCTTGCGGGAAAAGGGGCAAACAGTATTTGGGTGGAAGCCTTCAAAAAGAACCGGAATATCACCGAGCTGTCCCGAAAGGTCATGGTTTCCCTGATTGAGTGGATTCATGTCTATCCCGGCAACCGGGTGGAAATCCGGTTCCGGTATCAATATGAATATGAACGGACTCTGCTCTTTGCTGAAAACGCCAAAAAACTGATTGCAGAACCCTCTCTGATTGCAAGACAGGGGGTGATGTAGAATGGCGAGAACCAGCAGAAAAGCGATAGAAGCTCCCGTCCCGACCGTTTTAGAGCCATCATGGAACACCTGTATCTATGGGCGGCTGTCTTTTGAAGATGACCGGAAAAAGGAAAGCGATTCCATCGGCAATCAGATTGCCATGCTGGAACGCTATATCGGGGAAAGACCCTGCTTAAAGCTCATATCTATTTATAAGGACATCAATCAGACGGGGACGAACTTTGAGCGCCCCGGCTTTCAGGAGATGATGGAAGCTGTTAAACAAGGGAAAATCAACTGCATTGTAGTCAAAGACCTTTCCCGTTTCGGCAGAAACTACATTGAAACCGGAACTTATCTTGAAAAAATACTGCCGTTTTTTCATGTGCGCTTTATCTCCGTGAACGACGGTTATGACAGCCTGAACCCTAACAATCAGGATGAAGGCTATGTTGTCCCGCTGAAAAACCTGATTCATGATGTGTATGCCAGAGATATATCGCAGAAGATAAAATCAGGGCTTGCGGTCATGAGAAGCAGAGGAGAATTTACCGGGTGTATTGCGGCCTACGGCTACTTGAAAGCAGAGGGCGGCAAGCTGGTGATTGATGAGGAAACCGCACCCGTTGTCCGAAATATTTTTAAGTGGGCAAGGGACGGCATGGGAGATATGCGCATTGCGCAGAGGCTGAACGAATTGGGTATTCCCTCCCCAAGCCGGTATCGCTATACAAAGGGTATTTTAAAAAGTGAGCGATATGCCGACATGCGGTATTGGTATAAGAGCGCCGTCCGCAGGATTTTGGTCAATCCGGTTTACCTTGGACACATGGTTCAGGGTAAAACCAAATCCGACCTATGGGGCATTGGCGGCTGTGTGAATATGCCGCAGGAGCAGTGGGTGGAAATCAAGCATACTCATGAACCGCTGGTTGATGAAGAAACCTTTCTGGCAGTGCGGCAAATGAAACGGGAACGGGAATCCATTGTAGAGAATATAAGGATACCGCAAGAGTCAGGCGTTCTGCAAGGGCTGGTTTTCTGCGGCGACTGCAAGCGGAGTATGAAACGCCGCAAGATGCCCAAAGCAGACGGTAAGGCATTCTATTACTTCACCTGTGCTACCTATGAGGATATTTCCAAACACGATTGTACCAAAAAGCGGATGGATGAACCGGAGCTGTTAGACGTTCTCTATACGGTTATCCGTAAGCAGATTGACCTTGCCGTGGACACAGAACGGTTGGTATCGAAACTGAATGCGAGGAAAAGCTTCAGCCAGCGCCAAAATGCCCTTGACCCCGAGATCACCGAAACGGAAAAAAAGCTGTCCAGACTGTCCATGCTCAGAAG